TACGCCAATGCGTTGAGCGATGTCTGCTCTGCGTATCACGCGCTGCGTCCTCCGCGCCGCGTGACTGTTACGCAGGGGGCAACAGACAACCTGATGATCAAGCAGCCAGGCGGCTACGTCGGTAATTGGAGTGCCGACGAGACGCCGTATATGCCTGATCCAATGAACATGCTTGCCAGCAGGCGGCATGAGGCTGTGTGTTTCGTCGGCCCAGCAAGAACCGGCAAGACGATGGGCCTCCTGGAGGGGTGGGGCGCGCACATCATCGTGAACGATCCCGGGGACTACCTGATCGTGCAGATGACGCAGGACAAATCACGGGAGTACAGCAAGGCGCGTATCGACCGGATGTTGCGGCACTCCGACAAATTGCGTGAGTTGAAGTCCGGCTACGCCAAAGACGACAACACGCACGACAAGATGTTCAAGAACGGCATGATCTTGAAGATCGGCTGGCCAACCGTGTCGCAATTGTCGTCGTCGGACTACCGCTACGTGGCGCTGACCGATTACGACCGCATGCCACTGGACATCGACGGTGAGGGTTCTGCTTTCGCCCTGGGTCTCAAGCGGACCACGACCTTCCTGAGCCGTGGCATGTGTCTGGTCGAGTCGTCGCCCGGCTACGACATCATCGATCCGAATTGGAAGCCTGTGACGCCGCACGAGGCGCCGCCTGCCGACGGCATCCTGTCGATCTACAACCGTGGCGACCGCCGCCGGTGGTACTGGCAGTGCCGCGACTGCAACGAGTGGTTCGAGGCTGCCCCGGGCATCGGCCTGTTTGATCTGCCGCCGCGCAAGCACCTGCTGGACATCGTGCGCGAGGCCGACTTGGACGCCCTGGCCGAAGAACGCTCGCGCGTGGTATGCCCACACTGCGGCTCGCTGATCGACAAGCGTTGGAAGCACGAACTCAACCGCGCCGGACGCTGGCTGCCCGACGGCGTGCGCCTGGACAAGTGGGGCGACGCGCACGGAACGCCCATGACATCCAGCATTGCCAGCTACTGGCTCGGCGGCGTGGCCGCGGCGTACCAGCCGTGGAAGTCGCTGGTGCTGCGCTACCTGCAGGGCCTGCGCGAGTACGCCATGGCTGGATCTGAACAGACCTTGCGCACGACGGTCAACACCGACCAGGGCATGCCGTACCTGCCGATGCACCTGGCCGAGGCGCAGGACCGCAACGCCAATCCGGTGGACCGCGCCGAGAATCTGGATCGGTTCACCGTGCCTGCCGAGACGCGGTATTTGACCGCACACATCGACGTGCAGGGCGGCAACGACGCGCGGTTTGAAGTGCAGATCACAGCCAGCGGGCCGAACAACGAAAAGTGGGTGATCAATCGGTTCGCGATTCGCGATTCGCGGCGCGAGGGTGTCGGCACCAAGTGGGCACCCATCGACCCGGCGTCCTACGTCGAGGACTGGGATCGGATCACCGACGAGGTGCTACTGGCCACGTACAAAACGCCGATCGAGGGCAAGGAACTGCGCATCTTGATGACCACGGTGGATACCGGCGGCGAGAAGGGGCAGGACCAGGACGGCAAGAAGACCGGCGTGACGGTGAACAGCTATGCCTGGTATCGCCGTCTGCGCCAGCGTGGCGACAAGCTGCACGAGCGCGTGATGCTCTGCAAGGGCACCGGCAAGCCGGAAGCTCCGCTCATCCGCAAGAGCATGGTGGGTGCCGTCAAGACGGGCGAGAAGGGCGACGTGCCGCTCTACACATTCAACGCCAATCTGATCAAGGACACGCTCGACGTCCGGCTCAAGCGCACGACCCCTGGCCCCGGCTACATCCACTTCCCAAAGCCGAAGTCACCGGCGAACCCCGACGGCTGGCTGCCGTCTGCCTTCTTCGACGAGTTGAAGGCAGAAGTTCGTGAAAAAAATGGGGCGTGGAAAAAGATTCGCAAGCGAAACGAGGCTTGGGACTTGTTGGTAGCTTCCATCGTCTGCGACATGCGCCTAAAGGTCGACACGATCCGAGATTGGAACAACGCGCCGAAATGGGCGGCGCCACTTGCTCAAAACAGCGAGTTGGTGATCGCTCAGGATCGCCGCGAAATGAAGGAAAACGCGGTGGACCAGCAGGCCGTGACGCCGGTCCAACCGCGCCCGGTGATGCGTCGACCTCGCCGCACGATCGCGTCGCCATACCTGTGACGAAAAGCAGCCGCTAGAGCCAGTGGTTGCCTCTGCCCATCATGTGGGGGTACTTCCACCCACTACGGGCGCCCGCATGGCTGTCACGCAAGAACAAATCGACCGACTCAACGACGCCATCGCCACGGCCGAGCGTCAGGTTGTGCTGGACGGCCAGTCCATCACGTACCGCTCGATCGACGAGTTGAAGTCTGCCCGCAACGACCTGGTCGCTCAGCGCAACCGCGAACTCGCGACTGCCGACACGGCGACCGCCGCCCGCCCGAAGCAGTGGGGCGTCTACCAACGCCAGGACACCTGACATGGCCAAGCGCGGAAAGAAACACACCCGCCAGCCGGCCAGTGCGGCTACAACGCCGTCTGTCGGCACGGTCGCAACGTCGCCTCTGGCCCAGTACAACGCAGCCTCGCGCACGCGCCGGCAGCTTCGCTCCTGGAACCCGCCATCCAGCGGACCCAACCAGGCGCTGCAGGGCCTGCAGACCATTCGCAACCGCTGGCGCGACTCCGAGCGCAACGACTGGGCCGGTGAGTCGAGCAGCCAGAAGTGGGCCACCACGCTCATTGGCATCGGCATCACGCCGCGCTTCAAGCGCATCAAGAGCGACACGCGGCGCCAGGAAATCTCGGACCTGTTCGACGACTTCTCGGCTCAGTCTGACGCCCACCATGTGCTCAATATCTTCGGTCAACAGACTCTGGTCGTTCGCACTTGGTTCGGCGGTGGTGAGGCGTTCGCCCGCCGCCGCTACCGGCGACTGAACGACGGCCTGCGCGTGCCTGTGCAGGTCGAGTTGCTGGAGGCCGACATGGTCCCCCTGCTCGACGCCGACCAGTGGCCCGGCCTGCCGACCGGCAACAAGATCCGCGACGGCATTGAGTACGACAAGCGCGGCTTCAAGCGCGCGGTGTGGTTCCACAAGGAACACCCGGGCGACAAGCCGATGGGCTCCGTGAACCACGGCGACATCGTGCGCGTGCCGATGGAGGACGTGATCCACGTGTTCGAACCCCACCGCCCTGGCCAGCGCCGTGGTGTGCCGCCCGCGGCAGCGATCATCGAACGCCTCAAAGAGACCGGTGAGTACGAGGGTACGGTGCTCACGCGCCAGAAGATCGCCAACATGTTCGTGGCGTTCCTCACTCGGGCGCTGCCGACCGGCGACTGGAACCAAGACCAGAACGTCGACCCGCTGACCGGCCAGTTGATTGACCGCGACAGCGGCGGGGCCGTGGTCGGCATGCAGCCCGGCGTCATCCGAGAGCTCGACGACGGGCAAGACGTCAGGTTCGCCAACCCTCCCGAGGCCGGCACAACGTACAGCGACTACATCCGCACCCAGCACCTGGGCACCAGCGCCGGCCAGGGCCTGCCCTACGAACTGTTCTCGGGCGACATCCGGAACGTCAGCGACCGCACGCTGCGGATCGTCGTGCAGGAGTTCAGGCGGTTCGCCGAGCAGCGCCAGTGGCAGATCCTGATTCCCCAGTTCTGCCAGCGCGTTATCGACTGGTTTGCCGACGCCTCTCTGCTGGCCGGGCGTATTGCCGAGTCCGAGTATGAGGACGTGCGCCGCGTTGAGCACGCACCGCATGGCTGGGCACACATCCATCCGGTGCAGGACCCCCAGGGCCAGATCATGCAGATCGACGCCGGCCTCATCAGCCGCAGCAGCGTCATCGGTGCCCGCGGCGACGACCCTATCCAGGTCGACACCGAGCGCAAGGCGGACAAGGAGCGTGCCGACAAGATGGGGCTCACGCCACCGCCGCCGGCCCCCGTCGGCGCACCGCCAAATCAACAACCGAACAACCCGAGCAAGAGTGCTCAGAAGGGGTCGAAGTGATCACATCCATCCTCCCCATCGCCCAGGGTGTTGCCACTTCGGCCGAGTTCACGATCTCGGCGGGCGTTACCGACCGGATATTCCTCACCGACGCCGACGGCGGCGGCGTCCCGTTCCGCAGCAGCTACATCGGCGAAGTGGTCATCACCGGCGGCCAGTTCCAGAACGTCGCCTGGCTAGACTTCTGGTCCCCTTCCGCCCAGGTCCAAGGCCCCGGCACCTTCCGTGTCGTGCGCAGGGGAGACACCGCCGTTGGCGTTGACAGGGACACGGGGGCTGATGCCGTCGCCGCCATCAATTTGCGGCTTGGTTTTTCACCAATTGCATCAACTGATATTTCTTCAACAGTTGGTGCGTTCGGAGAGACAAGGCAAATTTCAGACGGTCCTGATAAAGGCGCAAAGCTAGTTTGGGCAATTCCAAAAGGTGAATCAACACCAGCTTGGTGTTGGTGGATGTGGCCGCAATCTAAATATGAGGTTTGAATCATGGGAATGCCAGTAAACGATCTTAATGCTCTGTTCCAGGCTCAGATTTCTGGGGCAGTAGCAATGCCAGCATCTGTATTGCCAGCAGTCATCAACGTGTGCCCTCATAGTGAGGATGTTGCATGGGCGTATTTTCCAGTCGCTGGATCATCCGTTAAAAGCGGAAACACAAAACTAGCCTTGATTGAGGGCAGGCAGGTTAAGTTGGCGGAGCTGACTCATAGCAGCGTATATGGCGGGCTTACGGCTAACTGGACTGCCTCCGGATATACACCATTTGTTGCTGGCAAACCATATCTAGTCAGCTTGTATGTGTGGAGTCCTGTAGATTTTTGGTTCAACCATCGTTCGGCTCCGGGGTCTCCTGGATATGGGCAGGGTGCTGTATGGTGCAGAGCCGGAGAATTAACAAGGGTATGGTGGGTAGGTTATGCATATAACACCACAAATCTTGATATGGGGTCTTCGCCAGCTTCGGTTGCAGGCACTGTGAACGACACGTTTGCATGGATCGCAGTCAATAACAATGGCGGAGGAACGTTGGCAGCAGGCTCCGCTCCTTTCATTGGAGGCTTCCAGATTGAGTCACTTCCTACCGGATATAAGGATGGAGTTGCTCTTATCGGAGACTCGACAATGGCTGGATCGTCCGGATGGGCCAGTGGTGGTACTACGGCTGACCGGATGTACGACTTCAATACATCGGCGAATCGTCAAGTATCCACAGTGCTTGGATCAGAGTTGCGGCTACAGGTTTTCAATCGAGCGATTGGAGGTCAGCGTCTAGACCAGATGGATGCCAGGTGGGCGTCCGATATCACGCCTCTATTGTCTCGCTGTACGGCGTCAATGATTCAAGGAGGAATTAACGACATCAGCCAAGGCCGCACGCTATCACAAATGCAGGCGAGCGTTCTCAGCATGAGAGATAAGTCAATTGCC